CTCGTGGTCGTTGGAAATGCCGTATTCCACATAGGCATCCAACATCGCCTCGTCCATGCCGGCTGTGTGGCCGTCGATAGGTCGGCCGTCGAACAGCGAGAGTTTCGCCATCATTTCAGGCTCATCAGCCACCACATCGCCAAACGACATCACCTCGCCCAGCCCCACAATGCGCTCATCGCTCAAAAACGGTTTCATCTGCTCGGCGGTGAAATGCCCTGCCCCATTGGTCTCGAAACTGGTGGCTGGCACACACGATGGAACTACGGTGAAAACGCTGATTTGCGCTTTGTCGGTCTCGTCGAGAAACAGCCTAAGCGCATCGGCACCGCCCACATTCACCAATTCGTGCGGGTCGGCTATCACAGTGGTTGTGCCCCACGGCAGCACCGCCTTGCCAAAGGTGGCAGGCAGCACCATCGACGACTCAATATGCATGTGCGAGTCAACAAAACCGGGCACCACCATCTTGCCAGCGCAATCAATCACCACATCGGCTGTAGCCCGGTCGGCTGCACCCACAAAGGTGATCACACCATCGGTAATCCCCACGTCGGCTTTGGTCACTGTGTATAATCCGCAAAACGAAACGTTTCGCCATTCCAGAACGAGCCGTCTATTTTCTTAAAACGAAACGTACCGCTGGGGTACTCCCCCACCCCAAAAATTTTCGACCGGCTTACGCCGGTATTCACATAATGCAAGAACGGAGTCCGGACACCATCCGAACCCCGTTCTTTTCGTTTTGTCGCTTCGCTCCCGCTTTTCGCGCTTCGCGTTACGCAGCCTCGCTCAACGCCTTATACGCAGCCACGCTTTGCGCCCTCACGAGTTTGCCGCGGAAGGCGAGACGCGAGCCGACAAACGTATACGCATTCGACGCATCGTTATACGCATACGCATTCGACACACCGCCATTCGCGATCGCGCTGAAGTACCCGCGATAGACCACACGGCCAGTGGCTGTACTTATCCAGTACACGTCCGAATAGTATGTGCTCGACGAGCCATTCATCGAGCCTACTGGCACTACCGCCATCAGCCTTCCATGAGCCACTGCCGTTATCCAGTTACCGCTATTCGTCGTACCCTTTATCATAATGGTGCTACCATCGGGCATCCAAATGCGCCACTTGCCCACATTACCGCTCGTGTTCGGCAAGTCCACACCATCCATCATATCATACTTGTGTCCGTAGATGTCCTCATAGCCAAGGCAGCAAATATTGTCCACCTGCGTCACTTTCGTCGTACCATACTCGTCCTTCTCCACATACCAGGCATACTGATGTACAAGATTGTCCACAAGACTGTTTGTCACATTCGGGTTGATTGCCTTTGCACCCTCATAGCCTATAGTGTCCTGCATGCCTCTCGACATCGTACCGCCAGTCGTGCGCATATTCGTATGCGAACCTGCGCCACACTGCTCCTGCATGTTCCTCCTGCCATACTTCGCGTATGCAAGGTTCGCAATGCGGAAGTGCATCAGAGCGTCAATCTGCTGCATACCTCGCTGCACGCTGTAATAATGGAAGTCCGTCCATGTCATGCTTGCAGTGGTGCTGCCGCCCGTTATGCAGGCACGCAGCTTGCTGCCCACTACAGAACTGCCCACTACAGCGCACAGATGCTCATCGTTGGCAAACCATTCAGGCTCCATATCCTCTATCTTGTTGCTGTTGGACAGTACAACCTTGTCAAACTCGGCTGTGTTCAATATAGAGAAGTACAAAGTCTTAGCTCCCTCAGGCACATCGCTGATGAGATACATGCCAGCCTCAAATCTGTTACCCAGCGTTGGCACCACGACGCTCTTCACCACATTGCCGTTCACGTCGGCAAATGCGCTGCCCACAAGGTTCGTGCCTGGCACACTCGGCCAACGGACACGCTTGTGCTTCGACACATCCACCACGCACACCGAATAAGAGCTGTCCGTACTCATGGCATTTGTTATGGTGTCCCTGCCACTCATCACTTTCCTGCCTTTAGTGTAACCGCCCTGCACCGCCTTGATGTCATCAAGCGTCAATACGTCCACGTTTGGCACAGCTGGCATGTGGTCCTTATCCTTCGAACTGTAGCAGCTGTAGTTCTTGCTGTTCAAGAAGTCATTGATACCCTTGCTCCAGAAGAAAGGCTCGTGCATCATCAGGTCACCCTCGCTGCCGTCAAGTTTGGCAGGGGTTCCGTCGGCATACTTGGTGCTGTCCTTATCGTCAAGCTCCAAGTAAGTCATCTCGCCGTCAAAATTGTTCACCACGGTATCGACATTCGCTATGTTCACGTTCCTCGTGGTCGCCTTCTTTGTCACCTTCGCCAGCACTCTGTGGCGGTTCTTCAGTATCGCAGCCACATGGCCGCTTGGCTTGTAGTCGTTGCCGTACTTATAGCCCGTGCCGTTATCCAAGTTCGAGAGATTTGCGTCATCAGCCACACTCTCGTCGCTCTCCAGCATCGTATATTCAGGCTGTACGATGTTCAGCTCCGGAAAGTGCTCCTTCAGAGCCTCATACTCCTCGTCCCCCTTATATTTCGTCAAGCGGTATGTTCCCACCAGTCGGCAGGTGTCCACGTTGCCGCCTTCCTCGTCCACGCCGCCCGTCCGCATCAGCGAAGTCAGCAAGTTGCCGTCACCTTCCATGTCGATGCCCGTCACACGCAGATATTCGATGTTCGAACAGCGTTCAAACAGTGTTTGCCAGTCTATGCCAGGACAGCTGTCAATAACGAGCTTCGTCACATTGGCCGTACCCTCGATGGTCAGTCCCTCCTCTTTCAGTTTCGGCAGATATTCCAGACGCAGAGTCGTCAGCGAAGCCGGCAGCACGAGGTTCTCTATCGGCGCACCCTTGGCCACAGTCACGCTCTTCACATTCGTACCGCCCGCGTCGAGGCTCCTCAGCAGCGTGTTCGTCGAGAAGTCCAGCGATGTCGAGTCCTGGCGGTTGCTTCTCGCCATAGTCTGCCCGTTCAGGTTCACCTCCCTCAGCTGTCTGCATCCCTGCGTCACAAGCCACCATGTAGTCGTCGAAGGCTGTGCCCCCCGCTTCACGCTGATGTCCAGTCGTCTCATCATCTTGCAGTTGCCCAGCTCCAGACCGTTCAGCAGATGTCCGGCAGCCCCCGTCAGGTCAAGCTCCAGGATCTTCGAAGCGCCGAACAGCAGCATCGGGTCGTTCAGTGCACGCTTGCCCGTCACCGAGAGCCTGCCCGTCTCGCCTCTCAGCAGCCTGCCCGTCTCGCCCTCCATATAGTCCTTTCCCGACAGACCGTAAGCGAAGTAGTATTCATCGCCCGATACGATGCGCATCACGTCTGCCGAATCCGACACCTCACGCGCCATATAGAAGCCTGCCGAATCCGCACGGTAAGTGCTCACACCGAATTTAGCGTCAAGCAGAGCGAAGCGGTTCGTAATGAAGTGGTCAAGCTGCATCTCGCGCGTACCGCTCAGCGCATACATGTAGTAGAACTTGTTCCCGTCCGTCGTCACGCCGTTCTCCGTCACTCTCACGCCCTTTGTCTCAGGCTTGATATATTTCATCTCGCCCGACTTGTTGTACTCGCGGGCCGACCAGTTTTTCTGCATAGCCTCAAACGTGCCCTTCACCTTCTGGTTCGTCATCACACGGCGCAGTTCCTCAGCCATAGCCTTTATCTCCGCCTCGAAGTTGGCGATAAACAGACACCACATCCAAGAGTCATGACCCTCAAACACCCATTTCTTCTTCTCCGCGTCCCACGAATCCCTCATTATGTTGTAGGCATAAGCAAGCAACGAGTCATTACGCTTGCCGAAGCAGGTGTCACCGTCATAGTAAGTCCACCACCATATATCCCCGTCCCAAGTGCAATGAATCGTGTTCTTCACAAACTGGTCCACATTGCCGCCATAGGTCACGATGATGTAATATGCAGTCATGTTCCGCACATCATGATGCTGTCCAAGCTCGTTCCTGAACTTTTCCGACTTCCATGTCTTGAGGTCTGTGTACGTCATGTCCGCACCCGCGGGCACACACGATTTCACCCAGCTCCACAGCTTCTTTATAGCCCCCTTCTGGTATTCTGAAGCGTTCTTCTCGCCAGCAGCCTCATCAGCACCGCTCCACAGCGTGTCCTTCGGATAGTTGAACTCAAGCGAGCTCTCAAACTCCGCATCCAGTTGCACGTCGAGGTCATCGTCCACCTGAAAGTTACACAGTTTCTTGCCGTTGTCCAGGAACTCTATGGCTATATGCTTCCCCTTGTCCGTCAGACCCATCACATCATACCAGTCACTCTTGTCATTGTTCATCTGGTACTGGCCGTAGTACGTAGGGTTCGAGTCGTCAGAACTGGTCGTTGCGAATATGTCGCAAGGATAGCCGTATATCGCCGTGCGTATCGTCGGATCTTGCTGCTGTGGCGGAGTAGGCGATATCTCCTTCATCACGTCATTGAACACTATTGCCATGCCCGTGTTCGTCTTCATCGACGAATCCGAGAAGTCAGCCTTTGCACAGTTCACCTTACACGGCTTCGTGTCACCCTTGAACAGTGGCAGTTTGTTCACATCCTGCTTCACGCCGTTTATCCACATCTCCGGCACCAGACCTGCCTTCATGCACTTCATCCAGTAGAAGCGGTAGTTCTTCACCGGATACTTCGTCGATGAAGTTCCCTGAATACGCATCATGATGTTCGTGAAGCGTATCACGTCACCCCACGACGTGTATATCACCAGCTCATCCACGTGGAAGTTCTGCTTCTTGTTCTTGCAGGCGTTCACATCGTCAAGACCGCTGCCCGAGTCCTCCGTGCGCACGATCTTTATCACAGCCCTGCCCTTGGCCATTATCTTATCCATGTCTATTTCGCCCGTCTCCGGGTTAAGCACGTCGTTGTAGGCATACCGCTCCGCCATCTCCTCCGCATTGTCGCTGCCCACAGTATGGTTGTCCACCACCTCGTCATCAGTCAGAGGGCGCGAATACGCAAACACCTTGAATACCCTCACGTCAGCACCGTCCGAGCTTATGCTGATACCCTGCGGAGCGTCCTGCTTGAAGTTGTCGTCATCTTGATAGCACATCGCCGACACGCGGTCGCCGTTCATATACAACTCCATGAGCGAGCCGTCGGCACGCTTGCCCACGTTGAAGGCAAAGCGCACACGCTTGCTCTCCGCATAGTTCTGCTTCACGCCCACCGGCGTCTTCGTCACGATCGGCAGACCCGTCTCCGGGTCTCTGTTCTCCTCGTCCTCCTGGTCCTTCGTCGAGCCACTGTAGAGCATGGCGCTGTCCGCCGTAATGCGGAAGCCCTTCGCATCGTTCTCCATGCAGTCCACCACCACCGAGCTGCGGTCCGACACGTTGTTCACCTCCATGTCTATCTCTACAGACATGCCTCCGCGTTTCACGTCTTGCATAAAAGGCTTAAAGTCAATCACTGCCTTCGCACCGTTCTTCAGCACCAGAGCCTCGCCGTCCCAGCCGCTCGTCTGCCAGTCCACGCCCTCAAAGGTCGTACCATGTTCACCGTAGGCCCACAGCTTTCGTGTCTCAGGGCTTTCCGAGTTCGAGCGTCCGGCTGCGTTCAGCTTCAGCTCCAGCCCTTGCGTCGCCTCGCCTATGTCCAGACCGCTCGACGCCACATCCACAACCGTCTCCAACGCAGCCTTGCCGCACTCCAGCTTCAGTCTCGTCTCGCCCTGCTCCATGAAGCGCTCCATATATGTCTGCCGACCGCGGCCCACGCTGTATGTCTTCTTCGTCTCCTTGCCAGTGGGCGAAGTCTGCGTCTCCGTCACCACCGCCGGAACCTCCGTCGGGTCGTATGCCGCATACTCAAACTCCAGCCTCTCATACTGCTGCGCTGACAGACGCGCCCGCAGAGGCATCTCCCCAAGCACCACCTCGCCGTTCTTGTTTACATATTTCATGCCCACCCAAGGGCTTCTCTCGCCGCCCTTCAGCAGGTCTATCCATATCGCGTCCGACTTCAGGCCATCTCTCTCCGCAACCAGCTGCACCGTGTGCCTGCCTGCCGCCAGCGTATTGGCAGCTATCGTGAACGCATCGCGAGTCGTGCCCGACTTGCTCACGTCCTTGGTCGTAGGCACACCATTGCCGTCAACATACATCGACACCGTTCTGCGCCCCGAGCCCGTCAGAGTGAACGGGATGCTTATCGTCTCCCCGTCCTCATAGCCGCCCTTCTGCATCGCTGTGCCCATGTCATAGTCCGACGTCAGTTTTATGCCCACCACCGTCACCATCGCATAGGCCTGCTTAGTCTGCTTCTCGCCCTCAGCGGTCGTACATTCAGCCCTCACATACACATCCACATTTCCCGCCACCGACATATATGCCGAGAGGTCTGCCGTATAAGTGCCCCTCGACACGTTGCGCAGCTCCTGCGTCCAAAGCGTCGTAGTGCCCAGCTTCACGCTGATGCTCACCGTTGCGTTCACACCGTCGCTCTCCCCCTCAGCGTTCACATGGTCGTAGGTCCAGGTCAGCAGCGCCGAGCCACCCTCTTTCACAAGCGCCGGAGCCACCTTTGCCGTCACCAGTATGCGGCTTGCCGACGATGTGCCGCCACCGCCGCCACCCGCAGGTAGCTTGGCAGGCGTACCTATCGCCTCACCCTTCGTGTCGTAAACATACAGATAGTTGTCATCACCGTCAGGAACTACCTCTATCGAACCCAGCGTATGCGCCTCCAGCTCCTTCAGCTTTGTCGCCACCACACCGTTCTGTATGGCGTTTGTGCTCGCCTCGTCCAGACTCGCGTCCACCTCCGGTACGTCCAATCTCAAACTGATATCGCCAGCTTCGTTCGGTTCGCACCTTTCTCCGTTCAGTGTCACACTCTTCACCTTGCCGCCACCGCCGAAGTCGCCCCAGCTCTCAGCGTTCTCCCATGAGGAAAGGCTTGTCCCCATAAACTGCTTCGTCTCCCATTTGCCCTGAGCCGTCTCAAACGTTATGCAGCGCCCCTTTCCACGTTTCTTCTCCTCCACGGCTGCTATGGCTGTCTCAAGCGTATAATATCCGCTTTCCAGAGGTATCTCCTCCGTCACGTTATAGGTGTTGCCACCGCCGCTTCCGCTTATCTCCACCAGGTTGTCCTCCTCCTCACTCCATACATAAAGTGAAGCGCCACACATAAACACCTTGTCTTTTCTCACAGCAGTACGGCTCTCGTCAAGGAACATTTCCGCAGAATACGTATTCCCGTCCACAGCCCAGTTGTTGCAGTATTTATTACCTTGCCTGCCGCAGAATCTTTTGTTCAACGTATCATAGTATACACCGTCTATCTTCGTGAATGACACAAGAGCGATATTTACACCCTCCACAAAGCCGTCAAAGCGTGCCGACGCACCGTTCATAGCCAGCTCCACACGGCTCTCATAGTCTGCCATTTCAGCCACGGCGCTGTTTGCCGAAGATGCCGCACTGTCTGCGTTGCTCGCTGCCGTCCGTGCCGCTCCTGCAGCAGCAGTGGCGCTTTCCGCCGAACTGTTTGCCGCTGCAGCAGCACCATTCGCAGCCTTCGCAGCCTTGTCTGCAGCACCGGCAGCTTCCGTGGCCGGCTTCGCCAGCAGCGAGATAGGGGCTTTCACCAGTTTGTCACCACGTTGCGCAGGCAGCGAGTTAATTCCGTCCAGCGAACCGACGGTTTCCAGCTCGTCAACGCTCTGGCTGCTCGCCTTTATTGAGCTCAGCACATCCTGAACCAATGATTTCTTCTCTTCTTCTGTCATGTCATTCTGTTTTTAATTTGTTATTCACTTGCTCGTTGAGACCGTCTATGAATCCCGGCACACACCATTGTTCTGCAACAGCGCGTATCAGCTTCACCTCCTCCTCGCTATATTCCGTCTCGCCCTCGCTCTTGTATATTTTCAGGGCAAGTGCGTGCGCCTTGATGCCATTCACGTTGTTGTAGATCATATCCGCAAATCTTTCGCGAACATCTACTGGTCGTGCAGCCTTACGGCTCACCGTCGTATAAACATTGAATTGCTGAAAGTCTATTCTTTCCATCGTATATATGTATTTTTATTTTGAATGATTCAAAATCTGGTAGCGAAAGCCGTCCACTTTGCTGATGAGCACGGTCACGCTGTCACCCTCTGCCATTTGGTAGTTTGTCAAATTCTCGTTGTGGTCATAGATGCCTTTCAGTGTTATAGGAAGCGATCCTGCACGCACCCGGAATGTCACAACCGTGGCAAAGTCCTCAGGAAGTTCGGTTAATCCGAATTTTTCAGCCACTGATGACTCGCTTGGAAGCGTTACCTCCACGCCTGACGACTTATCTTTCTTGAAGTACATCAAAATCACGTTGGCCTGCGAGAAGTCAACCGAATAAGAAGTCGCATTCGGGTCAAAGGTCAGTATCTTGGCCTTGGTGTTCACAAAGGACGGTGCCATCAGCGCAGCATTTGACCAAATACCGTAGTTCTTTGTTCCGCCTGATACATGGATAAACAGACCGTAATTCGCCTGGTCCAAGCCATAGTTCCCATATGTGTTTGGGTGTTCATTTACGATACGCCCAGTAGCGGTAAATGCTCCGCCTGCCGTTCCTGGTATCACATCATTACCAAACATCACATAGCCATTGTCACCCCCTACTCGAAAGAAGTTACTATATATGGCAAGCGAACCGCCATCTCCACTTTGCGTAGCTTCTGCACCAATACGTCCGGCACCAATGGTGAAGCCACCGATAGTACCTTTGTTCGATTCTATTTCGCCGATGAACTTGCCGTTCTTTGCCTCGATGCTGCCGTCCGCCAATATCTTGAAGTTCTCGTTAGCTGTCACAATACCCTCCAGTTGTATGTTCGCAGCCTTTATCTTCACACCGTCCTGACCTGCACCGATAAACGATTTCAGATTGCCGTCACCGTCAATGGCATACAGACCAGAAACCTTCGAAGTCGTGATAAGTCCAGTCTCCTCAAGCATCTTCTCGTCCTTGTCAAACACGGCAGCCGATATCTTCACCAGCCTCTCACTCTGCTCAAACAGAGTTTTGTACTTATAAGTCAGACTCTCCACCTTGTCAGTGCTCAGCACCAACATATACAGATAGATGTCACCGTCAAACTCCAGCTTGAAGTCACCCGTGCCGTTCCACAGACCATTGCACGTATATTGCACATAGCCCTCAGTCACGCCAAGTGCCTCCGTCACATCCATGCTGTTGAAGTTCTCAAAGCCAGCCTTGTCTACACCCTCAAAGCTCACCTTCAGAGTGCCTCCCTTAGCACAGCGGTAGAAGAATGAGAGATACACCGGCAAAGCCTCCTTCTTCCCATCATTAACGCTTGCGAACGAAGGTACATAGCGCAGGTTGCCATGCTTCTGCAGTATGTATTTGTTCTTGATCCGTACAACGGTGCGGCCCATGTCCGTCACAACGCTCGCCCCGTCACCCTTCTTCGACAGCACATTGTCATTAGCCCAGACCCAGCGGTTCCCCACAAGAAAGAACACCGTCTCGTTATCCGAGTCCCACATCTCAAGACCCGACCTGAACGTCGCATTGTTCAGATAGCCCTTGTCGCTCACAAAGTCATTACGCACACCGTCTATTGCACTCTGAACCATACCCTCTGTCACCTCAAAGCGCGTCTTCACGTCCTCACCGTTAGATAGCAGGAAAGTACCGCGCAGAAAGACGTTGTCGGCATACAGACCATTTCCGCGAGGCTGGTTCTCCAATGGAAAGCTGTCGTCCTTTATCCCGTCCAGGCAGCCCAATCTGGCACGCAGAGCCTTTTCAAAGTTCTTCCCGCTCACGCCGTCCAAAACATCCACCCTCGGATGCCCGTCCTCGCTCGCCGAAATCAGCACCAGGTTCTGACGGTTCTCCACCTGCGTGTTTCCCATCAGCACACATTCGTCACCGGCAGACGGTTCCGAATCCTCAAACTCAGCCTTCGCCACAAGCACGCCGCCGTCGCTCTCCTCAGCCACCTCCACCCAATAACCTTTCTCCTCGCCACGCGTAAACACCTGGCAGCGCATCAGGTCATGAGCCACAAACGTGTTCTCCTGCTCAAACACGATCTTCCAGTAGTCCCCCTTGTCCTCCACAGCCTTTATCTTCCCGTTCGCAGCGCTCACGCATATCTGACCGCCCACGCTCCGCACCTTGTTTATCAGCAGCTCAAACACGTTCATCACCTGACGCACCGTCAGTTTGTCCACAATCAGGTGCGACAATCGGTCCTCATCCATACCCAGTTTCCAGCCCCTGTCCGTCAAGCCCCCGCCGCTATAGTCCCCGCTGCTGAGCAGCTCCTTCACCACAGCCGTCAGCAGCTCCGCGTTGCCCTTGCCGTCAACAAAGCCGTTCTCCTCCTCGCCGAACACCACGCCCTGCTCAAAGGTTATCCGCCCCTTCGTCCGGTCATTGCGTTTCCTGCTCAGAAATTCCTGCTCGCTCCTTCTTGCCGAAAACAGATTGTTGTCCGTAGGCAGAGTCGTGTCCCAAGAGCGTATCACGTCAGGCAGTTCCACAGTGTTAGCCTTCACCTCGCTACGCACGTTCTCTATCTCGTCCGCCATGCGGCTCTGCGTCGTTTGCGACAGCACGTCGCTTATCTCGATGTCAGCCTCCGTCGGGCGCTCCAGTTTCTGGTCCACCACCGTTATGCGGCTCTCACGGTAGCCGCTCGCAAAAAAGCGGTCACTCTCCAACCGCACCCTTTGCCCCATGCACGGCACAACGCCGCGTTTCTTCAGCGCCACATAGTCCGTCGAGCATTTGTACACGCTTTTGTCCAGGCAGTGCTCGTCCATGTATTTTTCCACTGCCGTCGCATACTCCTCCTCTGCTATCGGGTAATACTCGTCCGGCATCCTCACGTTCCACAGTATATAAGTGTCCTCCGCTTTCGGCTCCAGCACTCCGCCCGGCACCTGCGTGTCGTCATCGTATGGCCATATCGTTATCAGCTCAAACTCCCGCGTCTCGCTGTTATAGTTCACCTCAAAGTAGTGCTCCCCGTCCTCATCGTTGCCCAGACCGGCCAACTGCCCCGTCTGGAACGTCACGCGCTTCACCAGACCTCCTATCTCATATTCGTTCGGATCGAAGTTCATCTCGCCGTCCGTGAAGTAGTATATGTCGAATGGCTTGCCGTCATCGCCCTTTTTCGTCTCCTTCCTCACCGAGCTCACCTTGCCCGTGCGCCGCGGGTATATCTCCTGGAACGCCGTCTGCTCGAAGTGCTCCACAATGCCCAGCTCCGTGTTCCGTTCCACATACGTCGCACGGCTCGGCAGTAGCAGTCGGCTGCTGCCGTATTTCTCAGCGTCTATGTTGCGGCTGCTGCCTATCGGGAACAGTCGGGTGAAGAACTTCACGTTGTCAGCCGAGTCACGCTCTATGCTCAACAGACCGTTGCCGTAGCCCAGCGTCACCTCGTCGCCCCTCTCGCAGCGGCACACGTTCACCGTCATGCCCTCTATCCACCATTCCGTCCCGGCCTCGTCGGCTATCTTCTTCAGAGCGTCGTTCCCGTACAGACCCTCCGAGTAGTCCACCACGATGTTGCCCGTAGCCTCCACCTTGCCCACCTTCCAGTCCGTTATGCCGCCCATCCAGCGGTTCAGGTTCTTCACCACCAGGGCCACATGCTCACGCGCCGTCGCCGTGTAGCTGAATACAGGCGATTCCTCCGTGTTCAGCATCAGCGCCTGTTTGATAAGGCTCGCCGCACCGTACAGTTTCACCGAGTACGTCCATTTCCTGCGACCCGTCTGCTTCGGCGTGTACGTCTCCACACACCAGAACTTCCGCCCTTCCCACACCGTCCAGTCGTTCAGCTCCAGTGTCACGCACTCCTGGCTGTCCAGCGACACGCTCAGGTAGTCGTCACCGCCCACCTCCTCGTGGTGAGTGCTGCTACTGTCGGGCACCAGCGTTGTCCTCAGCCGGTTTCGTTTGTCATATATCTTCAGCTCCATGTCCTTTAATGTCCTTTTTATCGTTGTTTTATCGTTGTTTGAATACCTTGCAAACGCCGTTTCAGTACAGAGGCTTCGGCTCCCTGAATTTCAGCCGCATCCTGCTGCACACGCCGCCTTCGCCTATCGGGGTCAGTTGCTCCGTCTCCGTTGCCCCCAGATACCGCAGTCTGAACGTGCGGTCTATCTCCGGCAGCCTCACCTCCAGCCATCCGTCCTTGCCCGTCCGCAGCATCGTGAAGAACCTGCCGTAGTTCACGAAGTACGCCTGCGCCGACTCAGCCCATAGGCAGAAGTACAGCTCCACGTCACGCGCCTGAAGGTGCAGCTCTATTTCTTCCGGCAGCTCCTCTCCGTCAGCGTCAGGGTTGTCAACAACAGTCAGCTCCTTCGTCGTGCTCGGCTTCAGCAGAGCCTCATAGTTAGTCCATTCTCCCTCCTTCTTCTCCGTCAGGAACACGCCCCATTCCTGGGCTGCGTCCTTGTCGTTTATGTACAGCAGACCTTTCGTTATCTCCATGCTCTTTCCTCCTTTTTCTTACCTTGTTTTAATGCCGTCCCTACGCAGCGTGGTCAGGTCGTCCTTCATGTCACGCATGTCCTTGCGCATCAGTTTCAGCGTCTCGCTGCACTCGCCCGTGTTCGTATCTATACGTTTCAGGTGCCCCAGAGCCGTCTGCATGCTCCCCGCCACATTCTCCACGTTCGTGTCTATGTTCGTCTCGTGCACCAGCATCGCCGTGTACAGACCCTCCAGTTTCGTTATGCTCTCCTGCGAGGCCGTCGTGTATGCACCGCTCTTTCCCGTCTGCGTCGTGCTGTCCCCCTGCCACAAGTCCAAGCCCTTCTCCTTCGCCATCTGACGATACTTCTCCAGCAGCGCGTTGAAGGTTCCCTGCTGGCTCAGAGCATTGTCCGTCATGTCGTCCAGAATCCGCACATAGTTGCCAAACTTCTCCTCGTCCGTCAGGTCCTCGCGCTTCATCACGTCCAGCATCTCCTCCTGAGCCTTCTCCAGCAGTGGGGCTATCGTCACCGTGTATATCATCTGCTCCGCCAGCTTCTCCAGCATACCCGTCAGCGAGTCCGCAAAAGCCTTCCCCGCATCAGTACCGTTCTTGAAGGCATCCACCAGAGCGTCCGTCAGCGTCTGACCAAGGTCGCCGAACACACCCTCAAAGTAGTCCTTCACAGACTCCCAGGCCTCCTCAGCCTGGTCATATAGGTCTATGATATACTGCAGGGCCTCCTTGTCATTCTTCGCAAATTCACGGCTGTTCATGATGCTCTCAGCCAGCTCGCGGTTAAAGTTCCCCGCACTGTCTATCAGCTCAGGATAAACGTCCAGTATGCTGCTGTACGTATCCTTGCCCTTGCCCCAGCCGAACAGCCCCGTCTTCTTATGGCCCGTCTTTATCTCAATGTCAGCCAGTCCGGAGTAGGCGTCCTTCAGCTCCGAGTAGCCCTTGTTCACAATCTTGTTCCAGAAGGCATTCCCAGTATCAAGGTATCCGAACTTCTTCTGCTGCTCAGCCGTGCCCGCAATCTCCGCCTTCAGGCCAGCGTAGGCATCCTTCATCACCCTCACAGCGTTCGCAGCCTTCCCGTAAGTGTCCGTGCCGAATATCGTCTGAGCCTTCTCCAGCTCCAGGTTCTGCTCCATCAGCAACAGGTTATACTCACGCTGCTGAGCCGTCACCTCCTCCATGATCTTCTCCAAAGCAGCCTTATGACGAGCACTCGCCTGAAAAGCCTTCGTCACCCAGCCGATAGCCTCGCCCGCGGCAGCAGCTATGCCGCCAACGACGCCGCCCTCAGCAAAGCCACGGCCTATGTTGCTCACACTCGTCATCACACCCTGCACAGCATCCATCGCCTCAGCCATGCCATCGTTACCCGCCGCCTCAAACATCTCGCTCAGCTTCCCGGCCAGGTCGCCCACCATCTCAGCAGAAGCCGCAGCAGACTCACCAAGGCGCTTCAGCTTGGCCTCAAGGCCCTTCTCCTCACCATCCTCGCCGTGCTTGAACAGCTCCCCAACCGCATCAGCCAGAGCCCTGAACGGATTCTTACCGAGCACCTCCTTCTTCAGCTTCTCATACTGCTCCGTCAGAGCCTTCAGCTTCTCAGGGCTCTTCTCCAGGGCCTTCAGCTCAGCCGGCGAAAAACCAAGCCCCGCCATATCCTTCTGCGTGATCCTCCGCTCCGTCCTTCCGTTCCCGTCCTTTATCACAGCCGTGCCCTCAGCGTCCTTCGTCCCACGCAGATAGTCCATCAGCACCTTTATACGGTCTATTATCTTCTGCACCTCTGCCACACTCTTCTCCGAAGTGTCAGCAAACAAATCCACAAGCACCTTGTTCTCCTTGCCAAGCTCCGTCAGCTGAGCCTCGTCCACAGACTTCAGCGCAGCACGCTCCTGCTTCGACAGCTCTGCCAACGCACGCTCCTTCACATCCTCGCCTATAGGACGCCCGTCTGCGTCCACAGCCTTCTCTATCTGAGCACGATCCTTAGCAAACTTCTCGCTGATGCTCTTGCGTTGCTCCTCGTAGTCTTGGTACTTGGCGAGCAAATTCTGATAGAGCTTTGCTTCGGAATTTTGCTTGTATGCGTTTGCGGCTTCAGTATATTGTTTCAGATAGTTTTTTTGGTCAGCACTCAAATCATCCATAGTAACAGTTGGACGCTTCAACCCTTGCTTCTTCCAGTCAGGATGAGCCTGTTCAAATGAGAGGTCTGATATATTCTGAAGTTCATCTACCCATTCTTGCTGGCGCAAACGGTTCGCTTCGATAAGTTTATCGTAATTGAGATTTATCGTTTCAAGTTCCTTGTCAAAACCCTCTTGCAAGCCGTCAATCTCCGCTTGTTTCAAATCAAATGCGGTTTGCTTTTCTGACGCTTCTTGTTTACGTTGTGCCACTTCTACCTGACGCCCTTTCTCTTCTTGCTCTGCAGCCTTTATATTAGCTTTCTCCTGAGGTGTAAGACCAGTGTTCTTTGTCTTTTTTGTTTTCTTTGATGTGTCACCACCTGCAGCCTCATAGTTTGCCTTTGCCTTCTTTTCTTCATCGCGTGCCTTGCGTAATGCTGCAAGATAGGACGCTTCATCAGGATAAAGGGAACGATTGTTGCGATTCTTTATGACTTTATTTACTTCTTTCTGTGCATTAGTCCATGCGGTTTTTGCATCTTTCATGAAGTCTTTAGAGGCATTCTCGTGTATGCTTTTCATACGAGCAGTGGCCGATTTGATGCGATTTTGCAATTCGTCAACACTAGTTGCAACACTCTCCCCTGGAAGTTGTACAAGTTTCTTTCCTTGCTTGTTTGCAGAGGAGATACAATTTTTGTAGAAGTTGATAGTCTTTTGAGCGGTCTCTGCGTTCATACTATTCAACTTTGCCATAAACTTGTTATGGTTATCTGTTCGCACTTGCTGCACATCTTTCCACACCGTACCCTCTGAAGCTTTAATCAACGATTCTATAGCGGAGTTGAATGTCTGAAACGTGCCACGCACGTTCCTCACTTCTTTATTATATTTCTTGTCAAGGTTCTGATAGAGATTATAATCAGAATCTGACATATTCAAGCGACCGGTTTTGTAGTACTGCTTGCGCAATTCCAAATATTTCTTCAGATCCGCCACTCGTTGTTGGTCTGCCTTCAAATTACCTTCGCCTTTAAGATTACGTTCCTCACGAAGTTCCTCGTTATATTCTCGGCGTGCCTCCGTCAGTTTGTCGATAAGTTCCTTTTCGGTCTTGTATTTCTCAAATACTGACGGCATCAATTTCTTTAGCTTTTCTAGAGCTTCTAGTCTGTCTAGTTCCGCTAGATTTTCATCTGTTATGGTGCTTATACATTTTTCAATCGCTTCTTTTTTGTCATTGATTGCATCTGTCTGTTCTTTCTCACGATCAGCCGCACGTTGAGCCTCGTCAGCTGCTGCAGAGCAATTCTTTGAATATATAGCCAGCGCAGCGGCAGCAGACAAAATAACAGTTGCAAGTAACACATAAGGATTGGCATTTGCTGTTATATTGAAGGCTTGCTGTGCAGCTGTTGCAAGTCCCAATTCTTTACGGAACATAGCCACAAGGCGAATGTTTTCAACAAAAGAAGCAGCCTTCTGTACTGCCAGTGTTGCAATCAAAGCTGTTTTATAACTGCCATATACCGCAACAAGCGACATAAGGGCTTTTCCTACCGCTTCATAGTTCTTTACAAGTTCTGAAGCCACTTCAACGCTGCCCGTTAAAATACCCTCACTCTTTTCGCCCATGGCATTGAACATGTTGTCAATAGCACCTTCCAAATTTGAGATTTGTCCCTTTAAACCTTTGCTTTGCTTATCCAGCATACCATGAAATTTGCCACCCTCTGCGGTTGCGTCTGCAAATGCCTGTGCCACCATTTCAGAACTGATAGCACCTGCGGACATTTCGTCTTTGAGTTGCCCTATGCTTTTGCCTGTTTTTTCCGATATGGTAGCGAGTGGATTGAAACCGGCATTTATCATCTGGAGCAAATCCTGTCCCATCAGTTTGCCTGTAGCCGACATTTGCGAAAATGCAAGTACAAGCGAGTTGAAGCGGTCACGGTCGCCCATGGAGATGTCACCAATCTGCTTTAGGGTTGGTATGACTTTCTCCGCTTCGATATTGAATGCGAGCATAGTCTGCGCTCCTCCTGCAAGATCATTAAGCATAAGCGGTGTGTTCACGGCATATTCACTCAATTCGCTGAAGAACTGTGTGGCTTTGTCCTTGCTGCCTAACAATGTTTCAAACGAGATGATGAAGTTTTCCACTTCCTGGCGCACATCGATCATTGTTTTCACAAATTCCATAGCCTTCTGTGCCGTGAACACACCGCCAATGGTCATGCCGACCCGTTTCAAGGACTCATCAAGCAAATTAGCCTTAGTCTGGGCATCTAACATGCCCTGGCTAAGGTTCCCTTTCATCAATAATTCTACTTCTACAGCTTTCATGTCATTTCTTCAGTCTTGTTTGAAAACACTCCAGAATCTCCTGCGCGGTACGCTTCCCTTTCACTTTACGCGACGGCCCAGAATCTTCCTTGCCCTTCACCTTCACATAACGCGGAGCATCGGCAAGCATCAGCACCAGAGTCTCCCAGTTCACACCCCACAGCATATAGTCCACACTCCAGCCTGTCGCCTGAGCCACCTGCCAAAGCATACCGAAGAGGCTATGTGAACTCTCATACTTAGTTCTTAACTCCCCTTCCTTTAATGGCTCGCTATCGTCGGCTTCAGCGGATTCGTCGCCGCCGACAATGCGATAATACTCTCGAAACCCCGAGTACCCAGCAGAAGCGTCCAACGTCGGAAAGCAGCCTCAAGCCAAACGTCATCCACCCACCAGCGTAGCAACCATGCCACCACGCCCGACAGCAGCAGACCGCTCCACTTCCCCCTGCATATCGTCAGAGCAACAATCCGGCTCACAGTGCGCCCATGCTCCCCAAGCCAAGCCAGACGCTCAGCCTCTGTCATCGCCTCCAGCTCCGCGTGAGTCACGTTCATGCCGGCAAACAGACGAGCTATACGTATCTGACCGCCAAGACGCGGACGGCCCATCCTGAACCGCAGACGTATCGCCTCCTTGCGCCACGGCAGCTTCAACTCCTTAAAAGGAACGGAGACACCCACGTCCAAAAGTGCCTCCGCTGCCTCTTTCTCAATATGGCTGTCCTTCATCGCTCTCGGTGTTTATCTATCCAGCCACATCATCAATGCTGTAAGGCTTGCTACCGTCGTCCGGAATCATCACCTCAACCTCAACCTTCACCTTCGACACACTGTCCAAGTTCAGGTCGCCGTCAATGTATGCCGAGATGAAAGCCTTCCGGATGTTTATCTCGTGCGACGAGTCCGTCTGTATCGTCAGTGGGCTCGTTATCTGCACCAGATCCGATGGAGCTTCCCAGCCCGTCGCTTTCTCCGCCGTCTTCTTCACCATACCGCCCATCAGAGCTGCCATGTTCTCGTAGTCCATCTGGATAAGGTCAAAGCTCGGAGCTATCGTGCCGTTCGACTTCGGAATCACAAGCACAGGGCCGCCATGCTTCTGGGCAGCATTGATCTTCGTCACCTCGCCCTTCGCACCGTTCAGCTTGAAGCTGTTTTCCTCGATGTAGCCAAGCTTTTTTTCGCCTACCTTAACGACCGCCAGGCCGTACATAAAATCGTTCATAAATCTTCATTGTTAAAATTGTTATTACCGTGCAGACTATTCCGCCTGCAATAAATACACACCAGTCCACCCACCACAACCCTCGCTCTTTCGAACATTCTTCAACCGCCGTTTGAGCACTGTCCTGAAGATGAGCCCTCGCCACGCTCAGGCGCTCGTTCTCCGCCTCATAATACGCACACAGACGCGCCAAACTGTCGCAGCCGCTCTCTATCACCAGGGTAGGAGGCTTGCCGCCCGCGTTCTGCTTCACACTCGCCTTCACATGCGCACGGCCAGAGCTCGCAGCATAGCTCGCTCCTTCAGGCAGTCGCCACAGACCGGAGTCAAGCGTTATCTCCAGCAATGCCGTGTCCGCCTTCACCGGTGCCGTCCACCACGCCTTCATCACGCTCGTCGCGGCGCTTGCGCTGTCCTTTCGCACTGCGCTTGCCGACACTTTGTTTTCCGACCTCACCGTCTGTTTCGTCGAGCTGCAGCTCGCTGCTGACAGGACAAGCAGCCCTGTGAGGACATAGCTGAATAGCCTCAATGGCACGCGACAGACGGTTGACAGCACGTCGCGTGAGGTTGTTTTCAGCCACCAGTTTCTCAGTGATCTTTGTCGTCTCTTCATATTTCTTCTGCGTTTCAACAAGCAGCGTCGATACGTCTTCGTACATCACCTTGTAGGTGTCATGCACGCTCTTCGCCGTCTCGGCCTCCTTCACCTTGCGGTTCGCAACCCAAGCGATGGCGGCACCTATGCCGCCCGAGGGTATAGCCCACTGCAGGATTTGCATGATTACTGTGTCCGCCATCCTTGTTTCTCTTTATTCGTTATTTACTCTGTTTTCACACTCTCCTTACTGCCTGATGCCGATGCTCTCCAACCATGCCTTCACGTCAAAACTCGGGCAGGCTTTAGTCACGCCTGGCAGGTCACGGTGACCCACAATCTTGATCTGTGGAAACCTTTCATGAAAGTTCCTCACGTAATCAGTCATAGCCTTCAGCTGTGCCGCCGTGCGCGTGTCCTTGGCCGTCTTGCCGTCCTTTGCCAGACCGCCGGCATACACCACATGGCGGCTCACCGAGTTATAGCCCGCAGCACCGTTCGTCACCTCCCAGGGGTCCACCTCCGCATCCTCGTTGTTCTTCACCAGGCGCTCCACTGTTCCGTCCAGATGGAACAAATCGGTGTAACCCACCTGCTTCCAGCCCCTGCCGCCCTTCTTCACCGGGTCAGTGTGCCAGTGGCGTATCTCTTTAGAGCTTACCTCACGGCCTTCTGGAGTGGCTGTGCAGTGCAGCACCAGATATTTCATCCTTGCCATAGCCTAGCCGATGGGGTCAGAATACTCTGCCAAACCGCGTTCCACAACGTCATGGGCACGATCCAGCTCAAATTCAAGCACCTCACCTGCCTCGTGCACCACGCTCAGGTCTTCCTTGTCGCGAAACTTTGCCACGACCTTCACACTCACTGTCTTTTTCTCTGCCATAATCTTTTTTTTATTTTAGTTGTATTTGTTACCTGGGCGGAGGCGGTTCCACGCACTCCGCCGTTCCCAGTTTCTATCCCTCGGGCACGTAATTGAACTTCTTGGTCTTTCTCCAGTCCATCACCACAATCTCCTCGCCGAAGCCAACGTTCGTGTCGGCCTTTATCAGCAGCTTGAAGAAGTACAGCTCCGATGGGTTGCTCAGCTTGTCTATCTGGATCACGTTCTCGTCGTCCTGAAGGTTCACCGCAGCGAAGAAGTTGCCGTCCGCATCGGGCGAGCACAGCGTCGCCATGATGAGCGAGTCTGGCCAGGCGGCCACAGTCTCGATGGCGATGCCCTTGAAGCGCTTGCTGTTCACCTCGCTCTCGTTAGAGTTCTTGTGCTCGCGCTCTGTCAGTTCCTTGTCGTACTGGTCAAAATCGTCAACGCTCATCAGAATGCGCAGGTTCGGGTTCTCGCGCATCGCCTTGGGGATGGCGTTGCGCACAGCATACAAGCGGTCTATCATCGAGGTGGGGCCCTCAGGGTTCACCACAATTACGTCGCTTGCCTTGGCTGCTTGCGTCAATATGCCGTCCATCAGCTGGTCGTCGGTGCCGCCGCTCACATACTCGCCGTTCACAAACAGGTTGCCAAGCTCAAACTGCACCTGCTTCGACAGCGCCTCCAGAAGAGCGTTCTGGGCCTCGGGAGGAAGTTCCGCAAACACCAGGTTGCCCTTAGGCTGCCACTTTCTCCATATCTGCTCAAAAGCTCGTGGGTTAAACACCGTGAACGCCATGAAGTCGTGGGGCTCCAAGGTCTGCTCGCTGTAATTGAAGTCGCCCTGGGCATCGCTCTTCTGAGGGTCTTCCTTGCGCTTCTGCAGCATCTTGCCCGCCTTTAGGCGTGGCACGCTGATTTTCTTTTCCACACCGGGAATCACCATGATGAGTCCCTTGTCCACAAGCTCGTTGCCCGTGGTCGCAACGGTCAGGATGCGCTCCAGCACCTCGCCGTTGTAGTTCGTGTTCTTTACTACTATTGCCATTTGTTTTCCTTTTTATGGTTCTTCTGTCTCTCGTCCTTTACTGGAACTGGCGCTTCATGCGCGCTTCTCTGATCTGCTTCTGGCGCTGCTCCCATGGGCCGTCGCTCACGCCGGGCTGCACATGAAGGTCGTTCATCACCTTGCGCTTCGGGGTCAGTGCGGAAAGCACCTTCTTGCCCTCGGCCATGTTTCCCTTCAGAATGTTCTCGAAGGTCGGGCGGCTTTCAGCGTTGATGCGGCCGTCCTGCTCAGCTGCGTCCAACAGCTCCTTGCGCTCAGCCTCTGCGTCTGCCTCGGCTTTGTCCTCAAAGCCCTTCAGCTTCGTCTTCAGCGCTTTGTTCTCGTCCTCCAACGTCTGTGCCTTGCCGGCAAGGGTCGCATAGTGCTGAGCCCTCGCCACCACTTCTTCATCACTCTTGCAGTCCTTAAACTGCGCCTGTTTCTTCAGTTCTTCTAATGTCATATCGTTCGCTTTTTGTGGCTCGTTCCTGAGCCGGTTGTTGAATGTCGTGTATATCTCCTCTGGAGTGCTGTCCTCAGCCACGGGGTCCGCATCATAAATGCCGTCTATCAGACCCATCTGTAGGGCCTCCTGCGCCGTCAGCCAGTGGTCTGTCCCGTCAAAGTATTGGGCTTTCACTTCTTCTTTGCTCATGCCCATGCGTTGGGCGTACATCTCGCCCAGACTGTCCTCCAGGCTCTCTATCTCCGCGATGCACTTCGCCATCTCTTGCTTGTTGCCGTAGCAGCCACCGCTCACGCTGTGAAGCATCAGACGCGCATACCGGCTCATCTCCACTGGCTTGCCGCACAGCGCTATCACGCTCGCCATGCTCGCCGCCACACCGTCCACGTAAAGGCGTATGTCTGCATTGCTCTGGCGGATGGCGTTGTAGATGGCTATACCGCTGAACACGTCGCCGCCGTTCGAGTTGATGCGGATGTCTATACGCTCACTTTCCTCGGCGCAGGCTGCCAGCTCGGCGGCTATCTGACCGCTCGCCACCTCGTAGCCGATGTCGCCATACATGTAGATGGTACTCACGCTCGCCGCTTTCTTGATATTGAAATATTTGCTCATTGTCTCCTTCTTTGTCGGGCAGTTTGCCCATGTTGCGGTTGCAAAGTTAATGGCTTTCCAACCTCATTCCATACCCCCTGTTTTATCATGAAACGTTATGCCGGCATCATAACGCCGCAACTTGTCATCATGCTTTTCACTCGCTCGGATTCACTCCTTTTCACGGTAATTTTGCACTGCATTTATTCACATTATAAACAGATTTTTCAATGGCAGATTTAACCAATACACAGAAAAAAGAGTGGGCTCGCACGCTTTATCTCCGAGAAAACCTCACACAGCAGGAGATTGCCGACCGTGTGGGAGTGTCACGCGTCACAGTCTCAAACTGGTGCCGCGGCGGCAAATGGGAGGAACAGAAGGTCGGACTCACGCTCACACGACGTGAGCAGGTACAAAGCCTCTATCGTCAAGTGGCCGAAGTCAACAACGCAATACAGCTCAAACCAGAGGGGCAACGATACCCTGATGCTAAGCAGGCTGACACTATCGTGAAGCTCACATCCGCAATACGAAACATGGAGCAAGAGGTGGGCATCGCCGACCGCATCGCTGTGCTCACTGATGTCATCGAGTGGATGCGACCATCCGACCTCGACAAGGCAAAGGAGCTAACCTCGCTTTTCGACGCTTACATCAAGGACAAACTCTAACAGCGTATGAAACAGACTGACCGTATAGCACTACAAAACTGGGAAAAGTTCAAGGACAACATCGCGCGCGCAACGCCAGTCGATCGATCCATGTCACAGGCCGAAATACAGAAGCACCGTGCATGGCTTGAAGCACGCCCGCTCGAATGGATAAAATTCTTTTTCCCGAACTTCGCACAGTATGAGTTCGCACCTTTTCAGAAAAGGGCCATACGACGCATTCTCTCCAATCCCGAGTGGTTCGAGGTAATCTCATGGAGCCGAGAGCTCGCCAAGTCCACTTGTGCCATGTTCTGCATCATGTACCTCACACTCACCGGGCTTAAACGAAATGTCATACTCACATCCAATTCCTTCGACAATGCCGTACGCCTGCTCGACCCGTTCCGGGCCAACCTCGAAGCCAACGGGCGCATCATCGCCTACTACGGAAAGCAGCAGTCGCTCGGCTCATGGACGGAGGACGAGTTCATCACCAAGCAGGGCGTGGCTTTCCGGGCACTCGGTGCAGGACAGTCACCACGTGGCTCCCGAAAGGATGCCGTACGCCCGGATGTGTTGATTGTCGATGACTTCGATACCGACCAGGACACGCTCAATCCCGACATCATACAGAAACGATGGGACTGGTGGGAGAAGGCGCTTTACCCAACGCGCTCTGTCTCTGAGCCTACACTGGTGCTCTTCTGCGGCAACATTATCGCCAAGGACTGCTGTGTCGTACGCGCAGGAGCAATGGCCGACCATTGGGACATCGTTAATATCCGCGACAAGGACGGACACTCCACATGGCCCGAGAAAAACTCTGAGGAGCACATCGACCGTGTTCTCGCCAAGATTTCCAAGAAGTCAGCGCAGGGCGAGTACTTCAACAACCCCATCTCAGAGGGCGATATATTCTCCGAGATGGCTTTCGGAAAGGTGCCGCCGCTCTCCAAGTTCAAGTTCCTCGTGGCTTACGGCGACCCCGCTCCGGGCGAAGGCAAGGGCAAAAAAGGCAAGTCGTTCAAGACGGTCTCACTCCTCGGCAAGCTCTCCGGCAAGCTGTACGTCATAAAGACGTTTTTGGCTCAGGCGCTCAATGCCGAGTTCATCGACTGGTATGTGCAGCTGCTCGCATTTGTCGGAGGTCGTGCTCCGGTCTATTGCTACATGGAGAACAACAAACTTCAGGACCCGTTCTTTCAGCAGGTATTTAAGCCGCTCGTCGCCAAGGTGCGACGCGAGCAGGGCGTACAGCTCTACATACGAGGAGACGAGGAGAAGAAAACCGACAAGGCAACACGCATCGAGGCCAATCTGGAACCGATGAACCGTGCCGGCAATCTCATACTCAACGAGGCGGAACGCGACAATCCCCACATGAAGGAACTCCTCGACCAGTTCACGCTCTTCACCCTCTCACTACGCTATCCGGCCGACGGTCCTGATGCCGTTGAGGGCGGCAATCGCATCATCGACGAAATTCAGCACAGGGCAGAACCACCGGTCACACGCTCGCGTGCCGACATACGCACACGCAACAAACGAAGATTATAAATTCTAAACAATGTATATATGAGCCAATTCGTACAACTTTCCGACTACGATGCCTCCATTCACCGAGAGATTCTCGATGCGCTCACCAGAGCCGACGAATCAGTCATCGAGATTTGTGAGGATCGGGCCATCGCCGAAATGAGGTGCTATCTCTCAAAACGATACGACTGCGACCGTATCTTCGCGGCCACTGGGGCCGATCGACTCCAGCTCGTACTCATGATGGTCATAGACATCGCCGTATACCACATCTTCTGTATTCACAACCCGCAGAAACTCTCACAGTTGCGCAAGGACCGCTACGACCGGGCAGTCGAGTGGATGAAGGCGGTCGCCGCAGAGGACATCTCCATCCAGGGGGCACCGCTACTGCCCGAGGAGGTGCGTGCTGCACATGCGCCATTCCGCTTGAAAAGCAACCCCAAACGGGTCAATCACTGGTAACTGACAATTAAAAATTCTGATTATGACAAAACGAAAGTATAGCAAAGCCCCAAAGGGCAAAATCACCATTGGCGGAAACATTCCGCAGCAGGGACAGCAGCGCCCCAATGTCATTGTGCTCACGCAGCCAAAGCGCTTCGGCATCGACATCGCCGATTTCACTTCGGCTGTCCGGGCGGCAGAGGATGTCGATTTCTCGCGACGATACAAACTCTACGACCTTTACTCTGACATACTCATGGACACACACCTCTCCTGCGTCATCGAGAAGCGACGCAATGCCGTACTATGTGCCGACATCGAGTTCTGGAGAGACGGCAAGCCCGACGAGGCAGTCAACGAGCAGATTAAGTCACCATGGTTCTCACGACTCGTCACCGACATTATAGATGCCAAGATGTGGGGCTTTTCCCTCTGCCAGTTCTATCGCCAGGGGGAGTGGGTCGATTACGACCTCATCCCAAGAAAGCACGCCGACCCTGTGCGCCGACTCATACTGCGACACCAGACCGACATCACCGGCACCTCATGGGACGAATACCCCGACCTGCTTTTCATCGGATCGCCTTCTGACCTCGGACTCCTCGCCAAGGCTGCACCATGGGTCATATACAAGCGCAACACCACGGGCGACTGGTCACAGTTCTCCGAGGTCTTTGGCATGCCCATTCAGGAGTACACTTACGAGACCGATGACGAGGACTCACGACAGCGAGCCATCGACGATGCATACAATGCCGGCTCGCTCGCAGTTTTCGTGCATGGCAAGGACACCACGCTAAACCTCGTTGAGGCGGGCAACAAGACGGGGTCGGCAGATGTCTACGAGAGATTCTGCGAGCGCTGCAACAACGAGATTTCAAAGCTCATACTCGGAAACACGCTCACCACCGAGTCCTCAGAAAATGGAACGCAGGCGCTCGGCACGGTACATAAGAAGGTGGAGGACCGAGTGGCGCAGGCCGACAGACGATACATCCTCGATGTGCTCAATTACGACATGACGGACATATTCCAGCGCATGGGCATCAATACCTTTGGCGGAGAGTTCTGTTTCCCCGAGCAGAAGGACATCGACCCTTCCACAAAGATGAACATACTCACGCAGCTGCGCACCAACTTTCAGCTGCCTGTCTCCGACGACTATCTCTACGAGGAGTTCGGTGTCGAAAAACCTGCCGATTACGACAAACTGAAAGCCGAACAGCAACAAAAAAAGGAGGCACTTGCCTCCATTGCCAATCAGCAGTTGCCTGCCGATGATGATGACGAACCCGAAAACAGCGACGACAAAAAGAACTCCGAACCGTCGCCCAAACAAAAAAAGTCTTTCAAAAACTGGCTGCGCTCTTTTTTCGCAAAAGCCCCGCAACCGGGCGGGGCGGATTTAGAGTGGTAGTCAACAATCTCTACCAGGCCAAGGCCGATGATGTGGCTGCGTCCATGGAATTCTCAGACGACTTCATCGCGCAGATTCTCCACGACATCTACCGTCGGGGCAAGGCGCAGTCTCCCACCGACCTTTCGCCCGAACTGTTCCGTGCCATCCTACGCAGTTTCAATCAGGCTACAGCCCAGGGCATGGCTGCAGCCGATGTGCCCGACCTGGATGACGACTTCCGTCAGGCGCTACGCCATTCCAACGAGGTATTCTCTGCCTTCAAGGTCCACCGTATGCAATCTGATATGGCAAGACTTCTCACCGATTCAAACGGCGATTTAAAGCCGTTCAATCAGTGGGCAAACGATGTTCTGCCCATCGCCTCGCATCAGTGTGGGGCATGGCTGCGCACCGAATACGACACGGCGGTTATTCGGGCACACCAGGCAGCCGACTGGCAACAGTTCCTACGGGAGGCAGACGTACTGCCCAACCTCAAATGGATGCCATCCACATCGCCCAATCCGGGCGCCGACCATCAGCTCTTTTGGAACACGGTCCGACCCATCAACGACCCGTTCTGGAACGAACACCGACCGGGCGACCGATGGAACTGCAAATGCTCGCTTACATCCACCGACGAACCATGCACTGCTACGCCTTCTTCCGACAAGGCAAGCAATCCGCAGCCCGGACTCGATTCCAATCCAGGAACTGACGGGGCTGTGTTCGCACAGTCGCATCCCTACTTCCCAAAATCATGCGCCTCATGTAGTTTCTACAAGCCGGGATTCAAGGACACACTGCGCAGCGTCTTTACCAATAGGGCAAAGGACTGCTATAACTGCCCGTACATCAACGCCTGCATAAGTCGTATGTCATCGGACGGTTTTAAGTTGGAGCATAATTTCAAAAATGGGGGCAAACTATATGTGCATCCCGACATCGACAAGGACAAAGCCGACTACAAGGACATGAAGCGCATCTGCCTACAGCTCGCAAAAATGGGACACGAGGTTCGTATGACTCCGCGATTACACTGCAAGTCCGAGGAATACAAACAAATTTATGGTTCGCTCATTGGTACAAAATACGAAAACAAATGCCCCGACTTCTCTGTCGATGGCGTATTCTACGAGTATGAGGGCTTTGTCAAGCCGTGGAACAAAAAGAAAGTCGGACACATGCTATCCCATGGACTACAGCAGTCCTCACGTGTTGTTATCAATAATACAAAGGGATGCTCCGACCGCTTCATACGAAAAGCGGTCATGGCAAGAATACATTTGCCAGGACAGGAAGTCAACGAGGTTTGGATTTACGAAAAAGGCAATGTCAGATTGTTCTATAAAGACCGTAAATTCTACTACAACTAAAAATAACTACGGGGAAGCCTTTGCAGACCTCCCCGCGATGCAACGTGCCGTAGCACATGCTAACTTCTCATCGAAGCTGTCGCAAAGTTAATAATAATAATTTAATAAACAAGCGTTATGAACAAAATTTTTTCTTTTTTCGCAGCGTCCAACCGATACAAGCACTTCATCGGCGGCTTCATCGTCGCCACACTTGCCGGTTCTTTCTATGCTGCCATATATGCCGCAGCCGTAGCTGCATCGTGCCTTGAGCTAAAAGACCGCCTATACGGCAACCTCTGGGACTGGACTGACTGGCTCTGCACCGTTCTCGGCGGCATCATCGCAGCACTCATGTTTTACGTCTTATTCCCAATGGTATGGAACTAAAGGATTTCTCAAAACAACTAAAATCGCATAGCAAACAAATCGACCATCTTATGCGAAGGCGCCTCCCCGTCATTGCAGGACGCATGGCAAAGGACTTCTTTCAGAACAGTTTCCGCATCAGTGCCTTTGTCAATGGTGGGGTCCACCATTGGCAAACTACCGGGAGGCAGCTCGCAGGAGGCAAGACGGCAGCATCGCGCTATGGACCGCTACTTTCCTCACGCAACCATCTGTTCGCGTCCATAAAGTACACGCCGTCCGACTATCGCGTCAAGGTGGCAAACGACCTGCTATATGCTCCCATACACAACTGGGGAGGAACACTCCACCCCTCTGTCACACCTAAGATGCGACGCTTTGCATGGGCCATGTTCTATCGCGAGGCGGGCATCAAGCGAAACGCCTCCAAGAAAAGCAAAAAGAAGCGTGCCGACGAGGCTGCTGCAAATCCACTTGCACAGAAGTGGCGTGCCCTCGCTCTCACAAAAAAGAAGAAACTCTCCGTACATATCCCACAGCGACAGTTCCTCGGAGATAGCCGCGAGCTGCAGGACATGATACACGAACGCACAAAACAGGAAATTATCAAGATATTAAACTCAGAAAAATAAAATCATTATGGAAGAATTGTTCAAACTCATTATCGAACTCATCACTAACAAAATGACCGGTCTCTCACTCGTTGACGAAGACTGTGGTCAGTTGGAGGCAGGCATTGAGGAAGATGCCTACCCGGTCACCTTTCCGTGCGTCCTCATCGGCAATCTCGAAGCCGATTGGACTAATGTCGGCATGGGAGCCCAGAAGGGGCAGGTGCAGTTCTCTGTACGTCTCGCCGTCGATTGCTATGACGACACGCACTACGGATCGGGAACCGAGTCAAAGGTGGCAGAGCGTTTGCAAATGGCAAACAGCCTCTACACCGCATTGCAGTGTTTCCGCCCATTCGGATATATGTCGCCGATGATACGCACAAAGTCGCGTTTCTATTCTATGCCCGGTGGCATAAAGGTCTATGAGTACATCTTTTCGTTCACCATCCACGACGAGTCTGCTCTTCTCTCACAGCGTCGGGAATAGCTCCAGCTGGCTCGCGCTCAGACGAGGAACCTTCACCTTCGGCAACGGCTTCACGTTTACCATACCGCCCTCCCTGCATTTGCGTCTGATGATGCTCATGATGCGCTCTTCCGAAATAAAGAACTCACGTTCTGAAAGAAGCTTAAGGGCATCATCAAAACGTAGGCGCTGCACCTCCGTCCAGTAATAGTAACGGCGGTACAGAGCCTCGTCCCTCAGCTTTATCAGCTCTTTATTCCTTCCTTTTTTCATAGTCTGCAAAAATAAACTTTTTCCCTTAAACCGCAATCAAAAAGCCACCTAAATCGCTCATATTTAGGTGGCTTTATTCATCTTGCGCCCTCAAAAGGCTCAGAAAGGCTCAAAAAGGCCCAGCACATCATCACAATCGGCAGAAGCTCGGCTCTATGCGGCTCCACACACCGTTCTCTGGATTGCGCTTCGAGAAGTAATAGTTTGTAGCTGTGTTCTGCACCACATTGGCTTCCTTGAACAGACGCATGATTTCTGCATACTCCTCGTCAAAGCGGTCTTCCAGCTCATAAAGCTTCGAGATGCTCTTGTAGTCCAGGTCGCCCGTCTTGTTGCGTTCCAGAAGCGTCATCGCCATCTGATACATCGGGTCCTCCACACCCTTCTCGCTCGCCTCCATGTAGCGCTTCAGATAGTCCACAAGGCGCTCGGCCGCAAGGTCTGCACGCTCGTCAAAGCCCTTCACCTTGTTAAACTTCACCTCAAGTTTGAAGTCCCCGTCAGTGATCGTGTAGCTCTGCTGGCTCTCGTTCTTCACAGCGCCATACTCGCGCATGAGTTTCGTGAAAGCTGTCACCTCGTCGTCAAGCCATTTCTTGAAGCCCGAAACCTCACTCTCCAAGTTCTCCACTCTGCCCAGCACGTCATGCATAAACTGCCCACGCAGCGCCTCGTAGCTCTCGCGCTTCGCCATGCGGTCGTTCTTTACCTCGGTCTGCAGCCGTGCTAACAGCTCGGCACGCTGCTCCTTCGTCATACCCTTCAAGGGGTCCACTGTCTCGTTCTTTGTTTCCATTGTCTTTTCTTTTTATGGGTTCATTACTCGTTTTCTTTCTTCTTGCGGTTCATGGCACGCAGTTTCGTGTTCAGGTCTGACAGTTCCACGCTGTCCAGGAAGCGGAATGCCTTGCCCGCTATACGTTTGTCCTCGCAGAAGCGGTCCACGGCTTTCCAGTCTGCCGTGTTCACACCCCACAGCTGCATCTGGTGCAGCACGCCGCTACGCGCCTTGCGCTTCGCCTTCAGCAGAGCGGCACGCCGTTCGTCGTAGCCCGCCACACGTTCCATTTCCTTGCACATAAGCTCATACTCCTTGTCGGTCATCTGGCGCAAGTGCTCGGTTCTCTCGTTGGTAAACTGACGCACCAAGGTCTCCTTGTCTGCGCCGGGAAGCAGCTTCAGCAGCTTGTAGAACTTCCCGTAGTTATCGACGTGGTTCATGCTCCGCCTCCTTTTCTTTCCATTTCAGCCACGCCTCTCTCGCCACGGCAAGTGCCGTAGGAACCTCCCATGTCAAGCCGTCAGCTGGCAGTATAGGCACGTTGTTGAAACACACGTACACCTCACCGCTGAACTCGCGAGCCTGAACTATCGTTTCGCTCTCTCTAACCAAAGCAGCTGCTTTCTTCGCAGCCTTTTTCTCGTTGCGGGCCTTGCGCTCTGCGTTCAGCCACGCTTTCAACTCGTCTAAAACTTTCATTGTGTCAATATTTATGGGTTCTTTGTTTGTCATTTTCTCGTTTGTTGGGTTTCCACTTGATGGTCACTTCGGCGTCCATCTTGCCGCTGCCCTCACATACGGGGCAAATCTTCCATTCGCTGTCGTTCGGGCTGCTCCGGTCGCCTAAAAAACCGCCCTGACCATGACAGTATTCGCAAGTATATCCTCGGCTCTCGATCCGTTCTTCCTTGCTGCCGTAAACTGGTGGCGTCAGCCATATCATTCGATGCTTACTGCTCATTGTTTCTCGCGTTTATATGTTACTCTCTCATAAGTGTGCCACTGGATAATCCGTGCCGCAAACATCAGGTCGGTAGTTTCCAGCACCACACACCCTTTGTTCTTCTGGCTGCGGTGTGCCGTCAGGTCACATTGCCAGTTACCCTCCAGCCATTCGTCCATCACGCTCTCCGCCTGGATCTTCTTCAGCAGGATGTATATCGTGTCACCCTGCCGGTAGTCGTTCATGTCCTTACTCAT